GTCTTTGTTTACTGCATCTACTTTGTTGTCAATTTCTTTTAAAGCTTCAAGTTGTAATTCCAGCAATTGTATAGGCGTTTTAGGTTCAAGTTGATATGTTCCTGTTTTTCTTATTGATGGTATGACTTCGTGAGTAATCCATCTTTTAAAATTCTTAGCCTCTTGTTTTCTGCTACCTAATACAAGTGAATACAAACCGTATTCGTTTACAAAATTAGTTTCACCAGATAAGCCTCCTATGTTTAACATAGTCACCTCGTCAGCATCTAATCTTTGCATTGCTTGTGTTGTGTTTTTAATATCCAAAATGTCACATGTATCTTTTGCTGCGAACCATGGTTCTCCGTCTTTCTCAATTACTCTTATTTCTCCAAATTCTTTGTTGTTAAAAATCTTTAGTTCGTTCATGTTTTTCTCCTTTGTTTTTTATTTTTTGACATATTTTTACTTTCGCTATATAATTATAGTGGAGGTGATTATATGTCTGAATTTAGTACATTTCCTAAAGATAAAACATCTGCGTTGACAATGCTTTATCTAGAAAAACAAGATTTGTCCTATCTTTCTCCAGCTGAATTAGCTGAAAAATACGATGAAATCTATAAGGAAATATCAAATTATTATGAATCAATGCGTTACAAGTATTAGAATTGTCTAAAATGTTTTGATATTTCGGTCATAGCTTTTGTTAATTCAATTAAATCTTCAATGTTTTTTATTTTTTGAGAATACTCTGCTAAAAGTTCGAGCTGATGGTAGAGTATTTTATCTACTTCCTGTAAGTTGTTTTTTTCTTCCATAATTTTTCCTCCTTAGTGGTATATTTTTATTTTTGTTACATACTATGTAGGTTAAGGGTTTGTCCTAGTTAAAGTGTTTTTATAAAGAGCCTAAGCTCTCTTTGTTATTTTACCCTCTTGTGTTTTTTTGTTACGTTTCGCAACTTTTTAATTAAAAATAAATTGTTTATCGGTGCAATAAATTTGTTTAATATGTAACGGTGCTTAGTTTTTCGCTCAATATGACGGTGTAATCGACATCTAACTCATTGCACAACTTAGCAATTTCATCAACTCTAAAATCTACTAAGCCATTGACTTTGTTAGAAAATGCGGACACTGATAAATCAGCCATTTTAGCAGCTTCCTCGTAGGTTACCTTTTTTTCAAAAAGTATAGTTTTAAGTTTCTTGTATTCTCCATATTTGCTTTTTTTATTTTTCATTTTTCATTCTCCTTTTGTCATGTGTTTTTTTAGTTGCGTTTTGTAACTTGTCCTAAGTATAATACAAACTTTTTATAATGTCAATATCTTTTTGTAACTTTTTTATATATTTTTCTTGAATAAAAGTTGCGTTATGTGGTATACTACAAAAAAACACAAGGAGGTAATAAAATTGAAACTAAATGCTGAAAAAATAAAAGAGCATTTTGGTAAAAGGTTAAAGGGACTAAGAATAGGGGACGAATTAACACAAGATGACGTTGCTAAAATACTGGGTACAACTAAAGCAACTATTTCGAGATATGAAAGTGGTAAGCACTCACCAGGTGTTAGTGAGATTGTAATGTTAGCGAATTATTTTAAAGTGAATCCATATTGGTTGGCTGGTCTTGACAACATAAGGAATATAGAAAACAACACAGGATATAAAAAGATACCGGTTGTAGGAGAAATAGCATGTGGAACGCCATTACTGGCATATGAAAATATTTATAGTCACGAATATGTTGATATCAATGAAAATGTTGATTTTGCTCTAATTGCTAAAGGTGACAGCATGATTAATGTTAGAATTTTTGACGGAGATCTTGTTTTTATAAAGCAACAATCAGATATTGAAGATGGAGAAATAGCCGCTGTGCTTATAGAAGATGAGGCTACACTCAAAAGAGTTTATAAACTAAATGGCGATATATTATTAAAAGCCGAAAATCCAGTTTTTAAAGATATTAGAATCACAGCTAAAGATAAAAAGAATGTTCAAATTTTAGGTAAAGCCATATATTTTAAATCAAATCTGAGGTGACGCCATGGCAAGCATACGAAAGATGAAAAACGGTAAATTTCAAGCTACCATTTATATTGGAAGAGATTCCGACGGAAAGCAAATTAGAAAATATATAACCGCTGACACCGAGAAAGAATGCAAAAGCAAAGCAAGAGCATTAGAAACAGAAACAGAAGAGGGAAAATTTGTTAATATAAGCAATATAAAAGTAGGTAAATGGTTAGATGAATGGTTAGAGTTGAATAAAAATACTCTAGCTTCATCAACATACGTTCTTTATAAGGGATATATTAAAAATCATTATAAGCCATCATTAGGAAATTTGAAGTTGTCACAACTTAACGAAATACACATCAGAAAATTTGTTAATGAGAAATTAGAAACACAGGCACAAAACACAGTGAGAAAACTTATATTTGTATTGCGTAAGGCATTAAATGACGGTATGAAAGACAAAAACCCTGCTAAAGATATCGAAATACCATCTAAACAAAAAACTCGTTTTAGGCTTGTTACAGAAGCTGAATTTAGTATTATACATGAAGAAGCTAAAAAAACTATATTTGACGAGTGCATTATTTTACTTGCAGCTTGGGGCGGACTTAGACGGGGTGAAATATTTGCATTAAAACCAGATGATGTTTTTGTAAAAGACAATATTATTAGAGTTGATGAAGCAAGGTCGATTTCCGACGAGGGTTACAAGGACAAGCGCCCAAAAAGCGAAAATGGTTTTAGAGATGTTACCATTCCAAAATATTTAATGGACTTAATTGTTGTATACCGAAAAGAGCAAGGGAAAATAACAGATAGATTATTTAATATGCGACCAGATAGATATAGCCACAGATTCAAAGAGTTAATCGACCGCACAACTCTGTGCGGTGAGAATATAGTTTTTCACGATTTAAGGCATTATCATGCATCATGGCTTTATAAAAATGGAATGCCCGATTTATACTCTGCTGAAAGATTAGGTCACGATATTAACACATTGAAACAAATCTACCAACACATGGACAAAAATATTAAATTAGAAAATGATAAGAAAATAATAGATATGATGAATTAAAAATTTTGTGCGTTTTTTGTTCGGTTTTTGTATTAAAAAAGCACCTACCGAAAATCGATAAGTGCTTCGTCTTGGTGCGGATGACAGGAGTCGAACCTGCACGCGTAAGCGCTAGATCCTAAGTCTAGTGCTTTACGTTACGCAACTAAATTGATGATTATTGAAATTCAAATACATTGAAATTATATACAATAGTTACGTTGTTCATCATCTTATAGATAACTAATTTTTAATTATGTGCGTTAAATATCTTTTGTGCGGTTTTTTGTGCGGTATGTGCGGTAAATCTTTATGATAAAAGAGCTGTCGATTATAGCAGTTCTTTTATACTTTTAGATATTATGTCAATCCTGTTGCTACTAACATCTGAATTGCTAAAAATTAATAGTTTTTTAAATCTTCCATTATCCTCGTACTTTTTAATTTTTCTAGCGATATTGTTATTTGACAATTCAACTTCTACAGCAAGAGTTCCTTTTTTACCATCTTTTTCAATCTGTAACACCATATCTGGTATAAGTTTATCATAATCCTTTTGTACTTCAAAATCATGTATTTTATATCCGTTCTGATAGATCCATAAGTACGTTCTAGCTATATAATCAAGATGTAGCTTTTGTTTAGGTTCTCTCTTAGTAAAGTAAAAATATTTGTCATTGGCCCCATGTCTGGACCTTCTCAAGTATAAATAATCATGTAGAAAAGTTAATCTTCTGTTTGTTACTCTCTGGCTTGTGTTAGAAAAGAATATTTTTTGAATAGTATCGGAATAACAAGGCAGCTTACTAACAAACTCTACAACCTTATAATCCCTATCTGTAATCAAATCAAGCTCACTTCCTTTAATTTAGTATGTTCAATCCTTTTGATGTTTTGTTGAGGGATCATATTGCCCATATAACATTTCATAAATATCATCTTTTTAATTTCTCTATCTTCTAGGAAGTAACTTTTAAATTCTACATCTTGATTGTCATTTGTCAATATAGCTTCACCTTTACCATGTAGATTATTAACAGCTCTGTAATCACCCTTATCAAGTAATATTTCGCTGTTGTATGTATTTCTAACCTTAAATGCTATCGTATGATTTAGGTTAGCTTTAAGCTTTGTATTTAAATTTTCGTGGCATGGTCTTTGTATGCTGAGTATAATTTTTATATTGACAGCTCTAGCCTGTGCTAAGATTATATTTAATTCTTTATTAAACTTCTTGTCATCACTTAACATGGTATATTCTTCAATTAATACAACTATAGGCTTCATAGTATTTTTAAACCTCTTGTTGTAGTCTTTGAAGTCTTTGCAATTAGTTCTATCTAGTTCTTGGAATCTATCAATCATTAATGTTCTTATTTTATTAATCTCAATTTCAGCATCTTCAATATTCTTAATAAAAGCAGTAAGATATTTGTAGTTTCTGAATACATTGTAATCCCCGCCCATTTTCATATCAATTATTTTTAACTCTACATCTTGTAAGCACATGGCCGTCAATAAACACTTAATACATGATGTTTTACCGCTGCCCGTGATTCCTCCGACCAAGATGTGTGGTTGACTTTCTAAATCAATATATACAATTTTGCTTCCCTCTGCGGTAATTGTAACTCCTAATGGAAATATCATTTTATTCATAATTATCCTCCTAATAATTTGGCTTGTAGACGTTTTTATACTCAACGTCGAATATTTGTATCAAAAGATTGTAATTGCTCGTTAATTCTAATTTAATAGGCTTCTTGATGATTGTTTCTAGTTCTTCTTGACACTTGACAAAATCTTTTAAGCATAAGCTTTCTGGTATGCTGAAAATATATCTATCTCCTAATTCATTACAAGATTTTTTTAACAATTTAGGTGTTTTTTTCTCTGAATTGTACAAACCTAAATTTACAAACATCATTTTCCATTTATCCCTTTTAAAATCACTAACTATCATTCCACCGCTCAACAAAGATAAAGCTATACTACATATCTTTATACCAGGAACAAAACTACCGAACACAAATAAAAATATACAACCTATCAAACAATAAATATCTTTCATGAAATTCTTAGTATTCATATTAATTAATATTAACCTCCTATACTTTCAACTGTACTAACACCTATACTAATGCATAAGTACACCAATATACAGTAATACAAGTGTATGGACAAACTTATTCATAGCCTTGTAAGAACGAATGTAGCGAAGCGGAGTTCTGTTCTGTGCCGAATTTTTTCAGATGATATTTTTCCTTATTTTTCTAATTTCGTCTTTGTCATTTGTGCCATAAACCCAGTCATTAAATTCCTCTTTAGTAATAGTTCCTTCCTTGATTTCATTCCTTAGATTCCTCATACCTTTTTTATTAGCTTTATGCATACCTTTGTAACAAGCTTTCTCAAACATTTTATATGCTTTACCCATGGTATCACCTACTATTTTATAATTTCTATCAAGCATATTACAATAATCATTACAACCAAGATTCTATTTATTATCACATTAGTTCTATAAAATTTATCTTCAAATTTATTGTTATCGAATTCATCGTGGTAACTCATTCTTTGTTTTCCTCCCTTCTTGCAATTCTTCAATTTTATTTTTTAATAATTCTTTCATAATACTCTCCTTATACTTCTACTAATCTAAAAACAATATCTTCGCCATCTTCAAAAATTTGTATAGTAAAATTTCCGTCATCTGCTTTTAAAAGTATTCCAAATGGTTTGGTGTATTTAAAGCCAATGATTTCTGGAATTCTTCTATGTGTAAATTCATAATAAATATAGGCATTTTCTTTATTAATCTTGTTGTGTTCACGATACAAGAAAAGCAAGGTTTCTTCCTGTTCCTTGGCAATTTTATTAAATAATTCTACTTTATTCATAATACCCCTCCATAAAATTCTATTTATAAAACAATCTGATAATTTTCTTCTTCTATCATTTTTGTCAAATGTTCAATCTGTATATTAAGTAATGTAATTTCAATATAAACCTCCCTGTAAAGTTGAATATCATTCATAATGATACGTTTATTTTCAAGTGTTTTCTTATCCTTTTCTAGTTTTGCAATTTTCCTTTCAATCAATTCTTTCATAAATTCCCTCCTATATATTTAACGGATTGCTATTTATAGCATTTCTTAATTGTTTACTATCAATGTGAGTATAAATTTGTGTTGTAGCAACGCTTTCGTGACCTAGTATTTCCTGTAATGCTCTTATATCTACATTGCCATACTGATACATTAACGTGGCTGCTGTATGTCTTAACTTATGCGGTGAATATCCTTTACCAGATAAATTGACTTTATTTAAATATTTTTCTAACATGTGCTGAATTCCCTTTTGTGAAAATCTGCTATTTCTATTGCTTAAAAACAATGCATTTTCATTGCTATTTCTTGTTTTTAAATATTCATCAATGGCTTTTTTACAAACTTTATTCAAATAAATCGTTCTTTCTTTATTACCTTTTCCTACTACTGTCAATGTATCGTCGTTAAAATTTGCAATATCAATACTTGTTAATTCCGATAGTCTTAAACCGCAATTTAAAAACAATATAACAATAGCATAATCTCGTTTATTATTTATAGAAGAAAGTAATTTTTTAGATTCCTCTAACGATAAGTGAATAGGTAATCTTTTTTCAATCTTTGGTATTTCTAAGTCAATAGTAGGGTTATTGGAAATGACTTTTATAGTACTGTGTAGGTATTTAAAGTACGATTTTAAACAAGCTATCTTTCTTGCCTTAGTTTTATTTGAATTGTCTCTGACGTTGCCTAGATAAGCTATAAATGCGTGTAAATCAGATATGTTTATTTTGTTGAGTATGTCAATATCTATTTCCTTTGAGTATCTCTCTTTTAAAAATTCATAGAATATATTTAAATCTAACCTATATTCATTTATTGTTTTTTGTGATTTTCCTTTAACTGATAGTAAGTAATCTAAATAATTTTCAACCATTTTAACATCTCCATAAAATTTTATTTGGCTTACAAAATGCGACAAGCTATTTAACGATTATTTGGTAACATAATAAAAACACTCTTGTGTTTACTCCCTCTATTGCTTGCCGGCGCTGGGGGAGTTTTCTTATTCCATTGTAAAAAATCCTTTCATAACTTTTTGGTCTTTTGGCATTTCTAATCTTTGTTTTTCTCTTTTAAGTATATCTTTAATAAATCCACTTTTGCCAGTAGTGCTTTTGCAAATCCACTCGTACAAATCAATTTCTTCCTTATTATTCTTAAATGTCAAATTTATTGATGGCATTTTGCACCTCCATACTAATTTATATTAATTTATACGATATAATATGACTATTAAATAGAAAAGTTACTAAAAAAATATTAAAGAGTATGAATTATTTAAATTGTTGTTGTAAAAATTAACCAACGAGCATATAATATTTGTAAATCGTATATTGTTAGGGGGAATAATATGTTTTCGGTAGATGTGACAACATTAGCGGGGGCAATAGCTTTATTTTTAGCAGCGTTTAATTTGCCATATGGGTATTATAACTTTTTAAGGGTTTTTATAAGCTTAATATCTGTTTATGGAATTTTTACAAGGTATAAAGATTCTAAATTGATGACTGTGATATATTTTATAACATTGGCAATATTTAATCCTATATGGAAAGTTGTGTTTGATAAAGGAACGTGGAAAGTTGTAGATGTGTTGTTTGGATTAGTATTTTTATATTTGAGTTATGCTCCAAAGAATTATAGAGATTAAAAATATGTATTGTAAAAATAGGAGGTATATTATGGAATCAAAAGAAATTGATGTAAATGAAACAGTAAAAAGCATATCAAAAAAAATCGAGGAATCCTTGGAACAAAAAATGTCAGAAAACAGAAAAACAGATAAGAGATTAAAAAAGTTTTTAATATTTATATATACAATTAGTTCTGCCTTACTTTTAATATTATTCACTCCATATAAACAATTTGCCTATGTTTCTAATAATGCTGTATTCACTGGACACAGAGGATTTAAGTCATTATTTTTATTTAATAATCTAGAAGAATCGTTCAATGGAAGATTAGCTATTTATTACATTGATTTTCAAGTGTTGTTTGTAGAATTGATTACTTTAACAATTATATTCATAGGATTATATTTGATATCAAAAAAGGCAACAAAAAAAGACTAGGTTTCCCTAGTCCATTGCTTTAGCTAACTTCAAAATTAAAGCTTCGCCATATTTATAATCATTAGCCATGTAGTCAATAGTCTTATCGTCTAGCTTGGCTTTTTCTTTTACTATTTTTTTTGCTTCGTCAATAGTCATATTTTTATTCTCTCTTTCTTTTAGTATTTTAAAATATATCTGCGGATCTATCGACACGCCCTTAGAATCTCTAACCTCGAAGTGACAATGTGAACCAAAGCTATATCCTGTTTGTCCTTCTACACCTATCCTTTGACCTTTCTTTATTTTTGAACCGATTGCATTGACTAGTCTTTGTAATAAATGACAATAAAACAACGAATAACCAAATCCATCATCTAATTTAATATAATTCCCCCATTCCCATGTAGGGTTATTTTTATTAGTTATAATTTGAGAAGATTTTAAAACTGCATCACAAACAGCAACTAAATATTTATTTGTTATTCCTACGGTATCAATGCCTTTATGAGTTCTTGTGTCTCCATTTAAATTACGAGGTCCAAACGGTGACGTTATCTTATATTCGCTTTCGTATAAATTACTCATTCTTACCACTTCCCAACACAATATTGTTTATATCTTCGTTGGTTTCAATCATTTCCCGCATTTTATCTAATGCAATATCTACCAATTTTTTAAACAAATCAAAAGTTATGAATTTTACGAAAATAGGAAACTTTGCTATTGCTAAATCATAAACATATTTAAGTTTGAGTTCACCCGTTCCACTCCCTAGATATATTTCCGCTTCTGTAACACCCCATACTAGCCATTCACTAAAACTTTTAAATTGCAATGCTATTGCACCTGTTATCATTACCACTATTACCATTTTAAATATTGTCATTAATTCCATCAACATTACCTCCGATTTTCTTTATATTTTCGTTTTTTGCTTTCCAACAATAAAAACCTATAGTTGTTGCTGTTGGTGTACCTATGTAAGTAAACATAGCAATTAATGCTTGTACCGCATATTCTGGATAATCCATTAGTATTTTAAATACTACATAAGAACCAATAAATAACCCTACGAAGTAAGTAAACATTACTAACCCTACAACTCGTTTTGTATATTCTTTTTTCATTTTATCGCCTGCTTTTCTGTTGGTAATTCAAACAATTTCTTAACTAAGTCAGTCACTGTACCATTTCCACCTAAAGCGTGATACTTGTCGTACATATTTTGTATATTTTCCCTTGCATATATCGGGCAATATTCTCTGTCGATATAATCATTATAAATCTTGATTATTTCATTTCTTAGTAATGCTTGTACTCCATCTCTAAGCATTTCTTCCTCTTTGATTTTATGTTCTAAGTAGCTTATCTTTTTCTTTCCCCAAAATCCAAATATAGTAACTATTGCTCCGAACAAAGTTTTTAGCCAATATTCCTTTATCCATGTTTCCATTCAACACCTCCAAATTATTAAAAAAGAGTAACATTTCTGCTACTCTATTTTTGATTTACTAAACTTTGATAATATTTAATCGCTCTTTTAACTGTTTCCCTCTCGTCTTCAGTAAGCCACATATAGAATTGTTGCTTTTCGTTTTTCTTATCAACTAATCCATATAAAGGGTCCAAAGATGCAAGACTTGTCGCAAGTCCTCTAGCTGTACCACCTAAATCCTTATACTTCTGCAAATATTTTTCTGCGATTTTTTCATCACCATATCTCAAGGCTTGTTTATAATAATACAAAGCTTCTGATGTCTCTTTACCTCCTAACGATTTATTAGACTCTTCTTTTAGTACTTGCTTTTTAAATTTATACTTTAAATCTAAAGCCTTATAATATGCATTTACTTCTGGTTTACTTTTGTAAATAAAAGCCTTTTGCCATGTCTTTAAATATGACGTTTCCATTGGTAAGCCTGCTAATTTTGTGTATTCATCTTTAACACCTAATGAACTTGCGATATAATATCCATTATCTCTTATAATTCCTGGATTCCTTATGTCTGGATAGAATGTCATACCAGGTAGTAATTCAAGCGGCATTTTAATAAATGGGCTTAACGAATTTGCAATTTTATTAATAGGTGCAATAGCCATATCGGTTAATTGGTCTTTAGCTGTTTTTCTTTCATTAAGCAATTCTTCAAAATCTGATTGTATTTGGTCTAATCCAAACCAATCGAGAACGTCGTTTAATGCTCCTAATCTACTAAAATAAATAATATTTCCGTCTTTATCTTTTCCTAAAGTTAAGTGAGGCGTATTTTTAATATCATCTGGTAATTCGTCATCTTCATCGGGCATAGCAAATCTATTCCACGCCATAAACAAAGCTGATGCAAATAACACCCTAATAGCCATCTTGCCTAATAATTCTGCTGATTTTACGCTTGTAAATCCTGTTAATTTTAATCCAGACATTACTTTTTTCCCTACTTCTTTTTGGTATTTAATATCTTTTATTGTATTTTCAAATACTCTTTTGTAACGTTTCATGTTGACCTCATTCCAACTTTGAAAAGGTATTAAATATTTTTTTAGAGCTTGGCCCACCTCTGTTATTTCGTCATATGCCCCTAATGCATCTTTGCTCAACTGATATGCTTTATCCTCTATGCTCTTTAACCCATCAATTCTATTTCTGTTAGATGCACCATAATAAGTAGGTTTACCGTTGTTCTTCTTTATATCTTCTTTAAAATACAAGTATGAAGAATATCGGAATATACTTTCTCGGTAGTTCGTGGCGTTTTCAGTAAAATTTGTATACGTGCTTAGTCCTGGTATGCTCTTAGTAATTTTTCTAACTATATTATCAGTATCTTGTTTATTGTATATTTTGAATTTCTTCATTTCGTTTACTTCACCTAATTCTTGTGCGTACATTAAATCAGAAAAACCGCCAGCGTTTCTAAAATCTAATAAATCATTAGTGAACCTACCGAACTTCATAGCATTGTATAATTCTTTAGATGCTCTACCTACTATTTTAGGATTAAAAGCTTTAAAGCCACCAGCTGCCATAAGGCCATCAATATCGCCTGTTATGTTTCTAATGTTATATTTAACAACTTGCCTTGGGTTTACAGTTAATACCCATGATTTAAATAATTTCATCGGAACACTTAGCAATTGATGCAATATATCGTCTTGAGAAGTTATTTTTTTATAAGTATTGTCTAATGAAGTTGCTATATTATTTGGCAATACAAACTGTTCTTTGTCTAATCCCATAGCTAACATTTTTCTTGTCTTTTTATCAGATGGTGAAAGTTGGTCTAATGTATCATTGATTAAAGCTTCTGCGAAATTTTCGGAAACTGTATTTACAGAAAACATATGCTTTCCCGGTATTGGCTGCCATATTGAGTAATCATCGGGTACAAAATCTTTCCATGTAAAATTAGGTTCTTCGTAATTTTCTCCTGCTTGTTCTTTAATGAAATCCTTTCTTTCTCTATCGCTTTCAAGCAAATTATAAGCATCTTCTAATTTTTTATTACCATTAATTGCATCCATAGCAAAAGTTTTATTACTTTCTCTTATTCTTTTATTTTCTTCCTTGGCTTGCGCTTTTAGTTTATTTTTAATTCCATATTTATTGTCTATTCTTTTTAACATTTGCGCTACTTCTTTATCGTATAACATAGTTGCTAATACTTCATATTCGGCTTGCAAGTAATCTTCATTTATGGCCTTGTTAGTACCTTGCCTTTGTTTGGTATATCCTCTATTAGAATTAACCTTAACTTTATTTCCTGCCCCTGCTAGATTCTTAGCATTAACATATTCTAATACTTGATGTCTAAAATAATTCTTCTTGTTGAACCTTTCTTCAACATTAAAACCAATAGCGCCCATAGCTGTTGAATAATCTTTAATTAGATTATCCCAATATGCGGTCCTTCTTTCAAAAGCTTTTTCTATGTTAGGTGTTAATGATTTTTTTAATCTTTCATAATTATTTTTTACAGATTCCTCTGTCCATAATCCAGGTAATGTGTGTTCTAATTCTATTTCTTCCATTAAGTCAGACAGTAAAACAAATCTTTCAAACCTACTATATTCCTCTGTTGATAATTGTTCGTTTTCTTTTTGTGTTATGTCAGTAAGTATTCTAGTTGCTTCATCACCCGCTATTGATTTTATTTTAGGATATCTGACTAGTTCTTTC